CTGGATGTACCTCCAAATCCTTTAATGAGGGCGCCCTCCGGGCGAATCGCCGAGTAGTCAAACTTAGGGACTTGAGCGCCGAATATATACCCGTCAAGCAATAATTTTACAGAGTTCACCCACCCTTCACGTGAATCGTCAATAACATGAACATCGTTTGTGCACTGAGGCTCTTTAACGGCTGTTGTGCCAGCACCTAGGGTGTCAAAGCCGACGCCAATGCCGACCATTAATGCGTCCATCATCCAAGCAAATAAATACCCTCCCTTTGACGCCAATTCCTTTGTTGAACGAAACGCACAATTAAATAATCCAGCAGCCGTGCGCTCTTCGATAAATTTTGTACCCATCATCCAAAGGCCGCGGCCGGGTGGTGTCCATTTTAAATTAAAAAGCCTATCATATGCGTCTTTGGCAGTCTTCTGTGCTTTGTTGTCATTCCACTCTAGGCCCAAAAGAAACACATGTTGTTTCTGCATATTAAACATGCCTTCGATAACACGTCGGCAAGTTTGAAACCACTCCTCAGTGCCGGACGCGGCAGAATCAAATTCGCTGAGGCGGCGAGCGTATGTTCTCTTAAATGTAACGTAGCCAAGGGGGCCCCACGGAACCTCTTTTTCTCTATATTGTTCAATAAATGTGTCTGATAATTTAAATTTTCTGATGTTGTCAATTGTTCTCATTCTGCGCTGTTCCTTTTTATATTTTTAAATTTTTCGTATCTGCTCTGCAGTATATTTCTCTGTTCTTTGGCTGTTACAGGCAACGGGTTTATCGGGATGCTTGCGTTTATGGTGCCTGGCCTCTTTGGAAGTATTCTAATACTAACATTCGATGTATCCATAAATATGTCGTAGATCATCCCATCGGGTCCATTTCTATTTTTGGCGATGAACATTTTGCCCTGATTTTTTTGTTTGTCCTCAATAGTTCGCGAAATTGTGCAGATAAAATCTGCGACAAAACACTTATTAAATGCTTCCGAAATTTGCTCCATCGTGATCACCTCGGCATTTAAACCAGAGCGATTTGTCTGCGAAGCTGTCCACACTGGACATTCAAAATGTTGTGATATTGCCCTCAATTCTTCGTATATAGACTCCAGTTCATTTCTCTTTTCCTTGCGCACAATCACGGGCTTCAACAAATCCGCATAATCAACTAAAATCACATCTGGTCTAATCCCTCGCTTTAAAAGCTTTGAAAGGTGGTTTTTTATCGTATTAGTTGTGGCAGATTTTGTGGGATATTCTTTCACGATTAGTTTGCCATCGATATTTTTTACTTGTTCATACACATCATCTTTAAAATTAATCAATTCAGAAAGTGGATAGCTAGTAATACAACTATCGTATCTCGAAGCGACAACTGTGTCCTGTAATTCTAGGGTATAGTGAATAACGTTTTTGCCCTCTTGCAGGGCCTGTGCCCCTAGGTGCACCAGAACCATACTCTTGCCGGCACCGGTAGGGGCGATTACAACTCCAAGCTCGCTTTTGCCTAGGCCGCCATTACATATATTGTCAACTTCGTTCCATCCAGTAGTGACCGGCTTTCTAAATTTGGGTTTGAATCTTTCTTCAAAATCAGCTAGATAATCATAACCAAAATTGTTGTCTGAGCCCAGCTTTAACGCGTCGTTGATTACTGTAGATATCTCGTCAAAGGAGCACGATTGCAAGAGATTTACTGACTCGATCATCGCTTCTTTTAATTTTTGCTTTCTACAAAATTCTAATGAAGTCTCTTTAATATAATCGACTTCGCTGATTTCTTTTGAATGTATGCGCGCAAAATAATCGCGGGCCTGCTGCTGTACTACTTCGTCTTCGCTGTCAAGCTCGGTGCGAAGAATGGTGATTAGAGCCTCAGCCGATGGATGCTTAGCATATTTTGCACGATAATGCAAAATTTTACTAACGAATACACGTAGATATTCTAATTCTAAAAAGCTTACGTCGAGCACTTCAGTTATCTGATCCGCAAATGGTCGGTCCTCAAATATTAATTGAACAAGTCCTTCTTGAAAGGTCTTGCCATACCTTCCAAAGTCTACTTTTTCTGAAAGCATCTTACGCCTCTTTTCTGTGTAATAAATATAACCTCTGATGGCCTAAAGTCAAGGCGAGCGCAAACTTTATTCGACTGCATTGTCAACACACTCATTAACGACTTTGTTTAAGTGAACTTTAAGATCTTCCCAATTTAGTTCACCAAAGCCATCATCAATCATCATCTTAAGAATACCTGTTTTATTAAAGGTAAATTCAAAGTTTTCTATAGATTCCTTAACTTGCATTTTAGACTGAATCGACATCTGGGGAGCGTATAACTGCATCATTTTATAGTTATGTTCAATAAGATCTTTATTCTCGCAAATATTAGAAAAAAACTTTAATTTGTTATTTTCTGCTTGCTCGGCGCAATACCCAGTTACGTCATCAATAGTATAAGTTTTTTCTTCCGATAGAAAGCTTAATCGCTTAGCTACCGTGGCGAATCCCGCACCCTTAACGCCGGGGAGGTTATCAGAGGTATCGCCAATAATTGCTCTTGCGAGTGCCATATTGGTTGGATGAACACCAGTCTGTTCTACTATACGATTTATGTTTAAAAATTCGTCCTTTGTGGGGCGCCATAGAACCGTTTCTTCATCGCAAACTTGCATAAAGTCCCTATCATTAGAAACAATAATTTTTTGCCAGCCCTTGTAGTGTTCCATGCTACATACATAAGAGATCACATCATCCGCTTCAATCTCTGGCAACATAGTTTGCATAATCGGCATTTCATTTAGATATTCGATTAGACGGCTTTGCTGCCAAATTTTATTCTGCATTTCTTCGTCATCTGTGAGATTGTGAAATGCGCGATTTAGCCGGATGGGCTTTCTGCCGGCCTTATAATTTTTGTCCATGGTTTTTCGCTTGCGGGAGCCATCCGGCCCATCCCATGTTATTATAATATTATCTGGCTTTGTTGTTCTTACAAGCTTTTGTAAAATCTTTAGAGAACCTTTAAGACCTCCTATGGGCTGTCCATGGCGCGATAAGCTTGGATCTACAATATAGGCTCTCAGATACATGTTGAGGGCATCTACAATTAATACTCTTTTGTTGTTATTCAATGTGATCGCCTATATTACTTCGCAGCCGTTTCTTCATCATCGTAGAAGTCGGCGGCGGTACCTTCACGTTTATCGAATTTTTGCACCACCTCCAAGTCCATAAGCTCCAAAATCTTTGTACGAAACTCGGGATCAGTTTTGACAAGCTCGGTCCACTTAGATGGTTGAAATTTCTTTGTATAATCTCCCATTGTAAGAGTATACCATGCGCCGGCAGAGGCCAAGTGCTTTGAACTCTTTACAGCGTCAAACCACGATTCTTGATCTTGAATACCAATATCTTGTACTCCCCACATAATACGAAAAGTACAATTTCTGCCTTCTGTGCCAAAGCGAGACTTTTCTAGCTTCACCTTAACTTCAGAGCCAATTTTAAAACCCTTCTCGTCTAACACTGCAGCTGCCTTAGCTTTGCGGCCAGTAAGCCAAATACGCAAAGAATACGAGTAGTGCATTGCCTTGCCTCCGGGTGTAATATAAGGCGTTGTCATTGCAATTTGGCGCGCCATTGGGCCATGGGGAATATTTGTCTTAAGCTGGTTTAAGACAATGAATGTCGCCTTCTTGTCTGCAATCGGAATTACAAGCTTTGACATCCCCTTGGCAAGGATACGTGCCTTTGTGGCAACTGTTGATTGTGGATTAAAATCTCCCTCTACATCGGAAACTGAGGGCGTGAAGGCAAGAGAATCCCAAATAAACACTAACTGATCATCAGTCGCCCCAAGAAGTTCTTCAATTGTCTCCAAAACAAACTCGACGGAACTAGCTTGAATGTACATTAATCGCTCTAGATCACACCCTGCGCGCTCTAAAAAATCTGGGTCGATAGCTGACTCAGAATCAAAATAAACAACAAGCTTGCCCTGCTTCTGGGCGTTTGCCGCAACCTGAGCTGCCATATATGATTTGCCGGTGGATTGTAACCCTGCAATCTCTGTGACCTTGCCTACTGGTATACCTGCTACGCGGCCCTTGCAAACAATAGAATCAAGCCAGCGGGAGCCAGTTGGAATCCATTCTTTTACTTCTGTTGGGTTATCACCGGTAAGATCATGGGCCACCTCTCTGCCGGCTTTTTTATTCACTAATTTCATTAGGTCGTGCATAGATACACGACCCGCTTTGGCTTTTGCCATAACGTTTCTCCTTATCTTTGTTATGTTACTTGTCTTTATTTTTCTTTTCTTTATTTTAACAAGCGACATCTCTCGATGTCATATTAATTATAACACATGTTGTCGGGAAAGCAAACAAATAATTTGATTAACGTAATCAGCGATTTCTTGTGTTACTGTTTTCATAATTGATTACCTCGTTCCAACGCCATGTATTAATTGTTCCTATGCTATCCTGTTAAACGAGATAGCCATGAAATTTTGATATGCATCATAGGCCCAGTCGCCGGCCACGTCAATTAAATTTGTCCAATTGGCGCCATTGTCTGTGCTTGTCCATATTTCAGAGGCCTGACCACAGGCAACCCATGTTCCCGCACCATCATAGGCCACGTCATATATAGTTGAATTACCGTCCTCGCTATTGGCTATTTGTGATTCTGTCCATGACACCGCATTATCTGAACTTCTCCAAACATATCCGAGGGCGCCAACCATAACCCAGTTGTTGCCGCCATCATTTGCTGCTCCATACATCGTCCTGGTGGGATCGCCGGATGGCAAGTTCATGGTTCCCCACGTTTCACCGTTTGCCGAGCCGGTCATATGCTTCATATTCCCGTAGTACCCACAAGCAACCCATACCCCATTTCCGTGTACTACACGCCAAAGGGCAGTGTCGGTGTCACCAGCTGCTTGTCTGACCGTCCACGTTCCATCGGCGGCTGAAGGGCTGCTAGCAATACGACCATTATTTGTCACAGCAACAAAGATGGGGTTATCACCATCATTGTTAAAGGCCACATCTCGTACCTCTGCACGAGAGGAGAACCCGCTAGTCATCCTGTTCGTTTTCGTCCAGTTGCCGGCTGTTTCGGGCGGGTTATTTGTAACTTCTGCTATTCTGCAATCATCTCCAGTCACAACCCAGTTTGCAATGCCAGCATTGGCGTTGATACCATATGTTATGCCGTAGCCGGTTTTGCCGATAGTATTCTGTTCGCCCCAGTTAGAACCCGTCTTGGGCACCGATGAAGTAGAATAATAGGTAGGACGTGCGGTTTTATTAATAGTACACATCCAAAATGGATTGCCAAGATTATCTAACCCATAATCAAGATCATTAACATCATCAGCGGTTCTAGCGGTTCTATAAAAATGCCATGTGCTGGCGGCCCAACCATCGGCCGAGCCTGTGGACCAAGCAAAGTATCCATCTTGCGAACCAATAACACATGTAGTGGCGCCGCCAGCAGTGGCCGGCGCGGCCGAGCCCCCAATTTCTGCAATGCTAGCTTTCGCAATGCCATCAACTTCTGCTATGTCGTCCCAAGCTATGCCGCTAAATTTACTAATTGCCATAATGGTGTCGACCTCTATACGGGCAACGGAACATTCATGGCAACGGCCTCGATGTTCTCGGTGCTGCTGGGGAATAGAAGTTGGCCACCGGTCTGCTCGGCCCAGGAACCGGGGGCCCCATCGTTGGTGTTGACGGAGATCCGGCCAGCGTCGTGGACTATGACCCAGTTCCCCTGCCCATCGGTGGCCACATCGCGCGCGTCCATCCGGGGCAGGGTGCCGTTGGTTAGGGTCCAATCCTGGCCACCGTCCGTGCTCCGTGAGATGGCGTTGGCATAGGTGATGATCACCGTACCGTCGCCACCAGCCATGCGGCGGGCCAGCTTGCCAATCAGGGCTTGGCCGCTTGGGGGACTGCCATCAACTGTGCAGATGGCCCAGGCAGCCGGATCCGCCGCTGCGGCATGGCACACCAGGGTCCGGTTCGGGCTCTTGGCCCAGAGATACACAGACCACCGGCTGGCCGTGTATGCCATCGAGGTTGCTGTGAACCCGGCACCGATGTTTAGTCCGCCAGCATCATCCAGTTCGGCAATCCGTGCCCATGTGGCACCGTCATCCGTGCTGCCGAATATGTTCGCGCCTTGGCAACACATCCAGTTCCCGGCCCCATCGGTGACTACGTCCCAGATGATCACGCCGTTGGTCCAGCCAGCAACATTCTGGCCGGTGGCAGATAGGTCGATCCGTGTCCATGACGCGCCATCCGTGGAGCG